CAATTGAGTTACCAAGAACAGTTCCAAGCTCTTCTGCTGGGTTGCCAGCACCCATAGCAGCCACATCAGTCAAAACGACTTGTGCGCCTACCTCTTGAACGCTGATCGTTACCGCGCTGGTGCTAACAGTCGTTGAAGACATATCAGTACCTTCGGTTAAATCAGCAGCCGCGATTGCAGGATACTTAGGAACCTGAATGGTTTTACCGGCATCAGCGCCGATATCATAACGGGTCACAAGACCCATCATTAAGGATTGCTCTTCAGCAGTAAATCGTGCCTGAGCGATAATGTTGACGAATAAATCGTCTAAAGTTGTGCTAGTTGTAGCAGCCATGTTTAGTTCTCCAAAACTTGATTAGGGTTAATTGGGTCAATTCGCTTTCTTCATAGCAGCGTAGGCTTCCCTACCGCCAGAGTTCCAGTTATCAACCATATCAGCCACCGATACAGGCTTCGGAGTCAAGCCACCAGCATTTCCTCTGCTCCCCGTCCCACCTGTTGAAGCGCGGACAAAGTGCGGATTCGCTGTTAAAAAGTCAGCAACTAACTCATCTACTGTAAGCATGTTGCCACTTTCGCTATATCGCGGTGTGCCTTGAGGGTCTAGCACTTCAACCCCGCCGTCTTCAGCGAGTCTTACTTGCCCTTTCAACAGTTGCGATACTTGATCAGGGGATACTGCGTCATGTTTGCTGGCTGCGTTGAGTAATGATCCATCAACCAATGTCTCTTGCAGCTTTTGCTTATATGCCGTTATCTCCATATCTTTCTTTTCGACGGTCTGCTTCAGGATATTCTCAAAGTCGCCGCGTTCTTTTTGGCGTTCTAGCTCCGCTTGCTCACGCTCTTGCATGATCTTGCGTGCTTCTTCGAGGTCTATCCCTTCGAGTTTCTTTTCCGCTTTCTTGCGTTCTCGCGCTATGCGATCAGCAACAATGCGGTCTAACTCGTCCTGCGTAAAAGTCTTTTGATCCTGAATGGTTTCGGTCGTTTCAGTTTCGACGCTTTCCATGATTTCTTCGCTCACGTAACGATTATCCTCTAATGAGTATTGCGGGAAGTTTAACCCATAAATTCAAGGTTAAGCTAGTTTATTTCCTCATCGGCTTTTTCTTCTTCTTCTTGCCCGACTTCTTGTGTCCGTAATGGTTCGGCATCTTTCTTCTTCCTTTTGGCTTTGGGTTTTTCGATGGGCAGCAATTCATCAATTACTGCGTGCAATTCTGCGAAGTCTGCGCCCTCACTATCAGGTGCGTTGGCTTCTAGTGGCTCCATTAACTGCCTGATTGCCGGTGGTATTGGCCTTCTGGCACATAGGTTCCTAGCTCGATCTAATTCTTTTGACATGTTTAAAACCTCAATTGGCCTTTATTGTAATCTTCAAGCTCATCTGGAGTTAATTCCAACCTCTCATCATACGGCTGCTCATCTTCAATTGCTTGATAAATGTTGTCTAGCAGTAACTCTTGGTTAGCCCAATAAAGCCCAATGACGTATGGCTCAACTCCAAATATCTCAATGTGCTCGCTTATTGCTTCGTCCATTATGCAAACTCCCCGACTATTTCCAAAAATTCTTCTGTCAGCTCAGGAAATAGCTCCTGCGCTTTGTCCCATCCTTCCCCATCTTGCGCCCATAACGAAAACATATTGGCAAAGTTTTCGGTTTGCTGGGATTGGATGCCATTTCTTCCCATAAAATAGCTGCCTCCGTGACCAAACCCTCTTGCTTCGTCATACATAGCCCCCTGACTCATACTGTCGATAATGTCTGAAATTAAATCAGCTCCGGGGAATTTAGGTGCTGATGTAGTTCCCCTAACAATCCCTTTCCATTTGCCAGACTTGGGGATGTATGGAACCGTCTCCATCAGCTCTTCCCTTAGCTCTTTGACCCGGTTAATAACCGCAGCATCCCTCGATCTCATTTTTTGCAAAGGGCTAAGACCCTCGCTGAATTGCTGAAATACGCCTAATTTCTTAGCGTCCGACTTGGCTGCGTCAGGAAAAAACGCTTCTGAGACGGTAGAAGTTGCCGATCCACCAAGATCGTAGTCTATGTGATGCCCATACTCATGCAAGAACACGCCTTTGTTCTTTTTATAGGTCGAAATTGATTTTGTTCCGGGTCGATAAAAAGCCCTAGCTCTGGAGGCTTTAATTTCTGGCTTGTCTAAGCCTTCGATTATCTTCGCCGCTTCTGGCCTTATTCCTCCGTCTGAGTTGGCCAAATCGTCCCATTGTTTAGGCAAGCCTGTTTTGGCTTTCGGGAAAGCTCCTCGCGTGCGTGGTTGCTCCTCCTCAATCTCTTCAACTTCAGGTTCAACGATTGGCAGCCAATGATGGCGACAATTGTAACCGCCTCTAACTATGAAGGGATCTCCCGGCGCTTTTCCTGCCCAAGTTCCCTCCCATTTTCTTTGGATCTCTTCCTCTGTAAACGTCTTGCCCACATTGTTTATACAGAAATCTCTGCTGTCGCGTATCACGTCGCCATAGTATTGGAAGTTGGTTATTCCTGCCTCATTCGCCGTCGATCTAGTTATTGACGCGCTATATTGTGCGAGGCTGTCGTTTGCCATTTGCGTGGCATAACGGCGCATATTGTTGCCTAGCCTATCTCGCGCATAGATGCTATGCAGTTTATCTATTGCATCCTGCTGCCGTTGACCTGTTGCCGTTTGCGCTATTTCTACCAGTTGACGAGCCTCTTCGTCGTCTGCTTGCTGGTATACGCCGTTTATCTGCCCGCGTAGCTCTTTTATAAGGTCGTTTTTACTTCGCCCTGTCAGCGTTGATTGGTAGATGCCTGTGGCGAGAGTGTCCAACTGCTGATCGGCTATGGCTTGAAAGCCTTGAAAACTGAGCTGCTGCAAGGCTTGAATAGCCTCTGGCGCAACTCTCGTAAAATCGCCGTAGTTTGACAGCATAGAAAACTGCCTGCTTGCTACGTCCACATATCCGTCGATGATACCTTGCGCTTCAGATAGGAATTCAACGTCAATCAGGCGGCGCACTTCTTGCCTAGCCTGAAGCGACCATTCCAGATCAAACAGTTTCCCCGCTTTATCTGGGGCACTGTTGACGTAGGAAGCAATACTTCCCTCTAAACTTTGCAGAACCCCAGCCAGTCGGCGCTGATGAGTATCAGTGAGCCGCTCTAAAAAATCAGCATAATCGTCATTGGCCGCCATTATTCAGCCTGTATCGGAAACTGTCCTATGACGCGGGTTTGTGCTTCGATCTCTTTGTGTGCTTCTGATAGCTTTTCATCGTCTAGCACTAAATCAGCAATCTGTTTATCTACTTCGCGCTGCATGGTGGTAGAAGGTACGCCGCTGGCTCTGACTTGCTGCAAGAATATCAACTCTTTCTCGTAATCGCGCAGATCAAAAGCATCAGGGTAGAACACCTCAACGTCAGGCGTGATTCCTAGCCAGTTGCAGAAATATCCCCAGATGTGCTCCTCGGCAAGTTCAAGCAAATCGGCTTTTTCTGATAGCTTGGCGTTAAGCATCTGAAACTCGGTTTGCATTGCTACGCCTGATTGGGTTAGTGCTTCAGTGCCTCTAACCGCACCCATGTGCGCCATCTTGTTGATCGCTTCGACCTTATCCTTAATTGCTTCCCTGATTGAGTCGATATTCTGGCCGCTAGGTTGTAACAGGTAAGGGTTCAGGCCGGGGTCGCTGTCCTCAGACAAGTTAATAACCGATCCTGCCCCAGCACTTGCGTCTGCGTCATAGGTTTTAACCAGAGAAGGGTGGTTGCTGATTCTGATGAGCTGCTCGATCTCACTAAGCTCTTGGTAGATCGCCTTCTGCATTAGCGCAACGTCACTCAGATCACTGATCCCTATGCCTCTGACAATGCTACGTGCTGCGGGTAAAAATGCCGCTGGTATCTTCCCGAGCGGATTGGGTATCTCTTCGATCTTGGTTTCTGCGTGGCCGTCGTCTTTCCAAAACTCAATGATGTCTTTGCGCCACAACCTGTAATAGCTAACTGTTGTAGTTGCGTCTTCCCTGTCGATTGACTCTCTCAGCTTCAGGTATGTCAGCTCAAATCGACCGCTCGGAGTGCGCTCATACTTCCAATCAAACACGTTTTCAGGAGTAAATAGGGTCACATAGGGCCGAATATCTTGGTCTAGCTCTTCTGCGCGTGTCTGTGCATTGCTCTGCGGCTTATCTACTAATATCCATACGTGGCCATAAACAGAAGACCATATCTGTGCTTGCTTCATAAAGCTGTTGAAGCTCATACCGTCAAGGTCAGCGTCTTTAACGAACGATTCCAGAGCGGGGTTGTTTGTCAGGCCGCTGAAGTTGCGGACAGGTGGAACCCTCCACAGAAACGACGAATATATATGCACAATGTTTCGACAGTGGTTATCAACAGGGGTCAATGCAACCCGTCTGCTGTATTCATCTTTGGATTCGTTTAGATATGCGGTCAAGTATGACCCGTTCTGATAATCCTCGCCGCCTAGATATGAGCGAAGGTATAACTCCCACCGCTGCTCGTGTATGTCATAATCGGGGTGCTGATATTCTAAAAATCGCATTAAGTCCACCTCGTAGGCTGTGGCGTTTCATGTTCCTTGCGAATGGGGAACATATATTCGATTAAGTAGCCGAGTGCATCATTCATATGATCGAACCCGTCATCCTTATTTGGCTGGCTGGTGCCTTCTTTGTACGTTTGACGCTCCAAGCTGTTGATTACGTTTTTACAGTTTGGCGTAACAAATAACCGCCGTTTTTGCTTACTAGATAGCAGTCGGCTGTTGACACTGTTTATCCTATCACGTATTGCCGGATGCTTACTGCGTACTTTAACCCGAAACCCTGCGTTTTGTAATATGTTTAGGTCTGTGCGACTACCGGCTGAGGTCTTGCGCTGGGCTGATGCCGGGTCAGGATATATCGTGATCGCGTTTGTTCTATACCTCTGCCTGATCTCGTCCACCATCTCATCGGTGTTTGATCCATACATCACGATCTCGTCTATGGCGTGCAACGTGCCGCCATTCCTAACACAGACAACTGCCGACATTGGGTCAACGTTGAAGTCCATCCCGATATGTAGCTCCTCGGCTGAGGCATTATACGCTTTGACTGACTGCTCGCGGCTAAATGCGTAATAGATAATACCGCTGTAATTGACGAATCGAGCTTCGTATTCTTGCTGAAATGTTCTTTCATCGAGGTCGTTTTTGGCTGATTCTATCTCGTCAGGGTCAACGTTGCCAC